TACCTTTTCCAGTTTTAACTTCTTCTAATGCCATTCCAAAAGTCATTGTCTATTTCCTCCTGTTAAATTAATTTTGTGTGTCTTCTTGTGAAATCTGTGGTGTCTCTTCCAATGTTTTATCTGACTGATTCAAGTTGCTGTTTATTAACTGGTCCGCTTTAGGATCGTCGGCTGGCTTCATTCCAATAACCTGTCTGATTTCATTTGAAGTCATTATTTCGTTTCGTGTGAATTTGTCAGCTATCTCAGCTATGCTAGACACAGGTACAAGCTTAAACGGATCTTTAAAGAATAGTATTGTCTTACGCTGAGTACGTGCGGTTTTAGTAAGAAACTTACGCTTCATCTCGTTTACTATAGCTGAGACAATAGGTTCAATGGTTTGGTTTTGGTAATTCAGCATTGTTTTTTCGTCAGCCGTTCCATCTAATATTGCTTGAGTGATACCTAACTGGCTGTATAGCATACTCGTTAAATATTCAATCTGGCTCATTAGATTGTTTTCAACTGAGCGATTAAGCTGTGTTACACGCTCCGTTCCATCCGTATATGCGATACCATATTTAGAACCCGCCAATTGCTGTTCGATGTCTTTACGTCTATCTTCCGCCTGTTTCCTACGTGCTTCTGATTTGATAACGTATGGCAACTGTATAATCAAATCCAATTTCCCAGCACTGCTTTGTTCATCCACTGCATCTAAAAGATTTAGTTTTCTGACTAACCTCTGTGCAACTGAATTATGTTCATTCATTACTGAGTACAATGGATTCTCTATAATTGCTGTACTTCTCTTTGGAATGGTAACGTCTTGTTTTAAACCCGTTGCCTCATTGTATAAGTGTACCTTGACGTATTGTGGATACCAGTCAACTATCTGACCTGTTCGCATTGTTAAAATGTCAAACCCACTTGATTCATCTGGATTTATATCGGTATCTACAGGTACTAAAGCTACAACGCCTTCATCCATCATTGACATAACTGCGTCTTGTACAAACGCTCTTGCTGTCTGGTCGATATTAGCTTCAAGCGTTAAACAATTATTCAATCCGGAATTTATGACATTTAAAAACCGCTCATTTTCATCAAGCTGAACATGCTTAATGTCAATGGCGGCTACATCTAATGCTATTCGGTTGTATATAGCTGTAATAATAGACCGTTCATTACCACGCCCCATCCTATACCTGTCTGGTCGATAAGAATAACTAGGTCCTAAGTCATGGTAATATTTTGTTGGATCTCTATTGGTGAATGCGTTCCATGCGTTCCTTAATCTTGTAGTAATCTGCATCCCCATTTTGAATGATCACCTCCTTAAATTTGTGCAAATGAAAAGAGGCTATGCATATGTAGCCTCTCTCTTCATAAAAGGGTATGTTTTTCTTGCGAAGTAGATTCACTCTTCAATATTTGCAAGTTTGTCTAAAATTCTCTCGCATATAAGCCCTTTGGCATTTGGATTATAGTCATGGTCCAAACATTTTGTGACCATTTTTGTGCCAACGACGTCCTCGATTTCTACATAATCATCGTCAGACAAATTGTTAAAGTCCATATCCAGTCCAAATTCTTTCATCAATTCTAATTCTTCGTCATCAAACATAATCTCACCCCTTATTCAAATATTTTTTACGAGTCTTAGTCCCTGTTCTCCATACTGAACTACATATACCAGTATCGGGATTAATAGCTGCTGTTGCGTATTTCCCAATAAACTGTTGACTGGGACGATTGTCATCGTCATATGTTACACCTTTAGTATGCAACGGATTAGTTACAGCGTCAACTATTTCTTTTGCAGAAACTTTTCTTTGTTCTAGTTGGTCTCCAGCATGATCTGATAATCGACAGACTTTTATTCCATTGGCTGTCATCACATTTAGTTGTTTTCTATTAACAGAAGCTATAACAGATTCTTTGTTATACTTCAATTCATCTTTACTTCGTCTAACGCCCCATTTCATACCTTTTACTCCATAATGACAAAGCCTATCGTCAGGTATTATTTGTATAGCTACTCCGCCCATATTCAATCACCGTCCATATCTAATCACTTCCTCTTTATTTTGCCATATCCACAGAACTCTTCTTATAAGCTATACGTCCATCTGTCCATACGCCATTCTTAACTTTGCTCATATCATAGTTTTGGTCTGCTAATGCCATGTAAACACCAACCTCGCCACGTTTTGCAACAAACTTAACTACTCGTCCGGATGGTGCTGAAATATCAGAAACTTTTGTGTTCATTAATTCTGCCATCTTTTGGTTATGAGCATTAATAAATTTCTTACCTGTCTCGGCTTGTTTCAAAAGTTGCTTATCATACTTGGCTAATTCTTTAGCAGACTTCTTATAAGCTTTAGAAGTAATTTTTGTCTCGTTCTTCTCTGCCCATTTAATGTCTTTCTTCTCTAGCTGCTTAACATGGCGTTGTCCAGCTGCGGTTAAAGAGCCGTCTGCGTTCTGATAACGGCGTACACCCCACTTCTGTCCTAATATTCCATGATGATATAGTTCTACGTCGTTTACCATAATTATGTCTCCTTCAACGTTTTAATATCTTATCAACTGTCTTACCATATTTATTTAATGCTTGCATACTCTTCTTAACATTAACATTTGTCTTTGCTACTTCTTTAACGTTGGTCTGAACATTAGTCTTTACAGCTGCTGATGCAGTTTTTGCAGCACTAGCAAGAGCTTCTTTGCTGACTTTGGATGCCATTTCCATCGTAACGTTCTTTAGTTCGGTTTTCATTACGTTTGTGGCGTACTTAGTACCCAGATATATTGCACTAGCGGTTAATGCTGTTCCTACAACTTTTCCACCTGCCTCAGCCAAAAATTTCTTTGTATAGCTTTCACCCTTGCTAGTATAACTTTTATATTCCTGTTCAAGTTTCAATCTTTGGTTAAGTATCTCTAATTCGTCATTAGATAAATTATTTGTATTTTTAGATTTAAGAATTTTCACCTCATAAGCATCTTCGCTATATTTCTTCTTACCTTCCTCGGTTAAAGTTCCATCTGCGTTCTGATAACGTCTAACACCCCATTTCTGTCCTAATATTCCATGATGTTCTAATTCGTCACTTTCATAATACATTGTGTGAATTTACCTCCTATTCAAATGCATCTCTATTAAGTTTGTAAGCTATATATCCATCCATCATTGCTGCAACGGCATCTATCTTCTGCTCATATCGTTTCTTTAAAAGTTTACGATTTCCATTATTGTCTTCTATGGTTATACAGTTACCCATAGCGAATGTCATAAGCTTTTCATCGAAGAGGAGTTTCCTCTCTTCTGACAGTTTCTTTAATTCTCCAAGAGGTACTGATTCAGTCTTGACACCTTGTATAACTCTCTCGATGCCAAAAGGTCCATTTTCATTCGACCATCTTGCGACAAAATCTTTGGCATTGTATGGATCATAGCCAACACATCTGACATCGTAACCAGTTTCAATTATATGGTTATCTAAATCTTCATAAACTTGATCAATGTCAAGGACCGTTCCTTCCATAACAATAAGACTTCCTTCTTCCAGAAACTCATCATATTTATCTCGCATTGCTTTATGCAGTTTCATTTGGGTGAATGATGAAATGTAATTCCTAGTCTTGATTCCAAAAGTTCCGTTGCCTAATGGAAATAGAAATGTGAATGCACAGAAGTCATCTCCTTGCGATAGGTCAATTCCTAATGCACAAGGCATTTGCCAAAAGTCTCTTTTCCTATGTGTGAGAGTTTCTTCATAAGAAAAGAAGTATGTATAACCCTCCATTGGCAGTCCAAATCGTTTTGCCAAAATATCGTTTCTTGCTGCCGGTGCTTTCTCAGCTCTCTCAACGTCAAGCTGATAAGTTTCGTAGCTGACAGTCTTTCCAAGATTTGGGTTGGCTTTAAGCCACATATCTGGATTACCAACTTCATCAATTGAATCTAATTTGTACCACCAAATAGAGACGTGAGGATTCTTGTAGTTACCTTTAAGAATGTCCATTAACTCCATTTTGATTGTGTCGCCTGCTCCATTTCGCACAGTACCTTCCGAACTAATTGCGACAATAAGGTAGTCGTCAACTTTTGATGCTCCTTGTTCAAGAGCGCCAACAACGTCCTCTCGAATGTCACCAGAAAGCCATTCATCAACTGTAGCAACTTTGATTTGTAAACCTTGGAGCTTGTCTATTCTCATTGGCTTTACTTCAAGCCATGAACCGGTCATAAAATTTCGGATTCCATCTTTAGTTGAAGCTAGCTTTACTCGATTTGCTTTAGAGCCAGAGGTATTCATAATTGAACCATCTGTTAAGAATTTATATAGTGGTCCTCTCGCTCTAGTTATGGCAGTCTTGATTGGCGAAATCACCTCTTCTGCCTGTTTCATAGTTGGAGCTGTTGTGACTTGATGAGTTGTTGTAGTATCGATGTTAAGGAAATAATTCTGTAAACATGAAGCATACATGGATTTAGCTGAACCGCGAGCAACTATTAGATACTGTTTATTGATAAGTCTTTTCCTGATTGATTTGGTAACATAATGCCCGCCATGTCCATCCTTGTATGGTTCATAGACACTTCTTTCGATGAAGTAATACCATCCGAAGATTTCTTCTGCCCACAGCTTGAATGAATCTAATAAGTTTAAATCTGAGCCGTCGGTCAATGTCAATTCATTCTCACAGAATTTTACAAAACCTTCAACTGCTTTGTCGTCGTAATAGATTCCAGGATTTTTTATCAAGTCATCTATACGATTCATTTCCATTTCAATCTCTCTGTTTATGGGTATTTCGCCTCTTATTACGGCATCTCGAAACATGCCGTAGTATTTTGGAACGGCTGTGTTTGACAATGCCATAATTTAGTTGTGTCTCCTATTTATGCTTTAATATTTTTGTTTGAATATCGTCTATTTTTATTATTCGGTCAATATTGGCAAGATTCATATTTATTTTCTTTTGCGTTTTTGAATCATATTTATCAGCAAGATTATCAACTTCATTCAAAAGACTGATTCTCGTATCAAGCAGTTCTTTTGATATTAATCTACTTAAATCGCTAGAAGTTTTTGTCTGTGTAAATGCGTATGCTCCTATAGCAACCAATGCACTTGCAGTCGCTATTTTTCCAGATGTAACTAATTTACTATACGTTTTTTTTTTGATTCTCCATTATCATTGCGATAATGTTGATGACCTACTTTAGTCAACGTACCATCCTCATTCTGATAACGGCGTACACCCCACTTCTGTCCTAATATTCCATGATGTTGCAATTCATCAGTTTCATAATACATTGTCAACTTACCTCCTATCCTTTTAATTCTTTAATTGCAAGTGCTATACCTAATGCTGAACTGGTTATAGCTAAAGCTGTTCCTGCTGTTGATAAAGTCGAATTAACTATTTCCCTACCCTTTGAAACTGTTGGCTGTGACACTTCGGCAAATAAATTATTGTATTGTCGCTCTAACAGTTCTCGATTAATCTTATCTCTCATTTCTTTATCAGACATATTTGATAAGTCCATTTTAATCTGGGTAGTTGTTGGTCTACTTGAACGCTCTATATTTTGCATCTCTTT